TCCGATGTGTTCAGATAAACGTAAGCGATCCGGGGTAATCACCAGCGGCGCAAAAATATCTTTTAACTGCTTTAACTGTAAATACACAACTGGTTGGAGCCCTAACCCATATATTGGACAAAAGTTCAAAGACTTGGCAATTAGGTTAGGCGCATCCGAGTCGGCTATACACAGCGTACAAGTTGACCTCATGCGCTGCCAAGAAGAACTAGAAGGGTTGGAAACAGAAGGATATGTTTACAATCTTTCAAAGTTTGAAACTGTTGAACTTCCTGATGATGTGCAGATGATTGAAGACTTGCCGGTAGATCATGATGTGCGGCAGTATGCAAGACAGCGAGGACTAGAAGGGATATATCCCCTACTATACTTCCCCAACGATCCTTTGTATGCGAAACGTTTAGTCGTACCATTCACTTTTAACGGCGAAGTAATAGGCTGGACAGGCAGGCACATCGCCCCACCGGATAAAGCTACTCCTAAATATCTACACAAGCTGCCTCCGGGTTATGTGTTTAACATTGACCGTTTTGCAGACAGTGACAGAGAAATTGTTATTGTGGTAGAGGGTGTGTTTGATGCAATCGGCATTGATGGCATTGCTGTAATGGGAAATCATGTTACGCCTGAACAGGCACACTTAATTGAACGATTAGGTAAGCGAGTGATACTATGTCCAGACAGAGATAAAGCAGGTAAAGAGTTAATTGATGAAGCATTAGCATTAGACTGGGAAGTAAGTTTCCCGCCATGGCATAAAGATGTTAAAGATGCTGCTGATGCAGTAGCTAAATATGGTAGGCTGCTTACTGTTGCTAGTATTATAAAACATGCCACAGACAACAAAATTAAAGCGCAGGTTAAGGCTAAAATGTTATGAAGTTATTTGTTAACGGCTGTAGCTTTACTCACGGACACAAAGACTGGGGTGATAGTATGTTACCGCCAGATTGGGTATGGTCTAATGTAATGTCTGATAGGTTTGGCGAAACTGTTAACTTAGCCTGGCAAGGGGGGAGTAATCACAGAGTTGTTCGAACCACACTAGAATTCTTTGACAAAATTAAAGATCCTAGCGATTGGCTTGCAATTATTCAGTGGACTACCCCGTATAGTAGAACTGAGTTATATGATGCAGAAACTAACACATATTTTGGTTATTGCGAGGGCTCGGCTGATCCGGTTTTTGATCTAACCGCAAACACAAAGTTTGTTACTATACCAAAAGATTTTTATAGAACCATTGAGTTATATAAGCAGACTACTATCATCCGATCGCATACAGTGCTAGAATCTAATTTTATATACCAGAATTTTTTGTTATCAGAATATTTTAAAAGGCGTGGTATAAAGTTTGTGTTTATGTCGTTGTCGTCGCACTCGTTTATTCATCCAGAAAATAATCACCCGCTGGTTAAATATTTGTCTAGAGAACATTATTTAGATACAACCCTAACTTCATTCATTAATCCAAGCACCAAACACCTTATTGAAAGCGACACTGACTATCATCCTAATAAAGCGGGTCATAAGGTCGTAGCAAACTATATAACTAGAGAACTTGAGACGAGAAACTATCTATGAGCGATGTAAAAGACTACACAGAAGAAGTACAAGAACTTTTTATTAGATTTTTGATCAGCGATTCCGATCTATTTGCTCGCTGTCAGAATATTGTTCATAGCGAATTCTTCAATCGTAAGTTTAAGCCTACAGTGGATCTGCTGGTAAGTCACAGTACTAACTATACTAGTATCCCTACTATTGAGCAAATCAATGCAGTAGGCGGACTTAAGCTAGAGAAGATTGAAAACGTAACGCCAGATCACCAGAACTGGTTTATGGATGAGTTTGAAACTTTCTGCAGGCACAAGGCGCTAGAAAAAGCAATCATTGACAGTACTGACTTGTTGGAAAAGCAACGTTACGGCGAAGTCGAAACTAAGATCAAGGCTGCAACACAGCTAGGCTTAGTTAAGGACTTAGGCTTAGATTACTTTGCTAATCCCAAGGAACGATTGGAGTGGATCAAACAGCAAGCTGGCGCAATCAGCAGTGGTTGGAAAGGCATTGACCAGAAACTGTATGGCGGACTTAACCGAGGTGAGATCACAATCTTCGCCGGTGGATCTGGCGCAGGTAAAAGTTTGTTCTTACAAAACTTTGGTGTTAACTGGAGTCTTGCAGGACTTAATGTTGTTTACATCAGCTTAGAACTTAGTGAGCAACTTATTAGTATGCGACTAGACAGTATGGTAAGTGGATACGCCGCGAAAGAAATTATGCGTAACGTAGATGACGTTGATCTTAAGGTACGTATGAAAGGCAAAGGTGCAGGTAAGTTCCGTGTAAAGCAAATGCCCAGCGGCATTAATGCCAACGACATTAGGGCATTCTTGCGTGAGTACGAAATTCAAAGCGGTGTTAAAGTTGACGCATTGTTAGTGGACTACTTAGATCTCATGATGCCCATTGCTGCAAAGATCAGCGCAGAGAACTTATTCGTTAAGGACAAGTATGTGTCTGAAGAGTTGCGTAACTTGGCTATGGAACGTAACATGCTGTTAGTAACTGCATCGCAGTTAAATCGTGCAGCCGTTGAGGAAATTGAATTTGACCATAGTCACATTGCTGGTGGTATCAGTAAGATCAATACAGCAGATAACGTAGTAGGCATCTTTACTAGCAACGCTATGCGTGAGCGTGGACGCTATCAGATTCAGTTCATGAAAACACGTAGCAGTAGCGGTGTAGGCAGCAAAGTAGACCTTAAGTTTAATCCAGATACACTGCGTATTGAGGACTTAGAAGAAGGTGATGAGGACGCTCAAACTGTTACTAGTACTGGGCTAATAGATCAGCTTAAGCGCAGCGGTAGTATTAAAGCAGATGAACCCGCAGCGGCAGACACAGTAAGTCAAAGCCTACAGCTTCGTGACTTCCTAAAAGCTAAAAAGTGATAAATACTTACACTAACGCTTTAGAGGAAAGTTATGAGCAAGTATCGTAGCATTATTGAAGAACTCAATCAAATATCCATTGATAGAGATCGTAATCATGTAGTTGAGAACCGCGGCGAACATGTCATTCGTAGTGCTATCAATCTCATCGAGCAGATGGAGCGTCATTACGATGCTGAAACTGCTAAGGACCTTACTAATAGACTGATCAACAGTATTAAAGGTAAAGACGGCACAAAATTTTCCCGAGGCATTAAAAAAATTATAAAAGAAAGCCAGGGAGACGACGATGCGTCTGTATGAACTTGAGTCAGACTTTGATCTAACTAAAAAATCTAAGAACAAGTTATTTCCAGGTGGTCCAACATTTACTTGGGACCCTGCTAAGAAGCAATGGCTCAATCCTGACGGCACACAAGTAGCTAGAGACGTACACTTTGACCTAATGAAGGCCGCGGGACTCGATCCTCAAGGCAACAAATTAAAACCTGGTATGATTGACAAGATTAAAGGTGCTTGGGCCAAAAGCGGCGCAGGTATTGATCCTAAGGCTAGTGTATTAGGTAAAGTAATGGGCCGCGTTGGCGGCGCTATCGGCAATGCTATCGGTAAAGCAGTTGCCCCTAAGAATGTAGATGGCGATGGTCAACCTGATGCAGCGCCTGCTAAACCTGGCGTCGGCGCAGCAGCGGCCACAGCCGCTAAAGCTCAACAGCAGTCTAATCAAACACTTAATAATTATGTTAAGGGTATTGCTGCTGAACTTAATAAGCCTGGCGCAAATAAAGTTGGACTAACAAAAGAACTAATTAATTTTATGGCAGATCGCAAAGGCACACCTGAATGGGAAAACGCTAGTGATTCGATCAAGGTAATATTAAAACGTGCTGGACTAAATCCACAGTTTTCTGATTTAGCATTGAAGCGTATCCAAGCTGGTCAAACTATGGAGTCTGTACAATTCTTATTCATTAATTCGTTATTAGAAGCAGTTGGATTAACATTTGCTGATTTAGAGTTAACTGAAACAGTTATCGAAAACAGCGGCATTAAACATTATATTGTTGAAGATGCAAATTTGACCAATCTTAAAAAACTAGCAGGTATCTAATATGCGTTTTGTAGAAATTTCCAAACCATTAATTACGCAAATTATCAGTGAGAGCCTGCTCAACGAAGCCGAAGGCAAGAACACTCACCTTGAGCATCTAGAAGATAACATCTTTAACAAAGGCTTTGCTGGCGCTAAGGAAGCAGTGAACTATCTTTACAGTCTACATGAAATGTTAGAAGGTCATGCTAAAGCACCTGTAAGCATTACTACTAAGTGGGATGGTGCGCCAGCTGTAGTTGCTGGTCGTGATCCTGCTACTGGTAAGTTCTTTGTGGGTACTAAAGGTGTGTTTGCACAAGATCCAAAGATGAACTTTAGTGTTGCAGATATTAAAAATAATCACCCAGCAGAGGGCTTACAAGAAAAGCTAATTGCTGCACTAAAACACCTTAGTAAGCTACAGTGGAACACTGTAGCACAGGGCGATTTGCTGTTTACCAAAGGCGACATTAAGAGTGCAACCATTGACGGTGAAAACTACATTGTGTTTAAGCCTAATACAATTACATATGCAGTACCAGCTGACAGTGATTTAGCAAAACAAATGCTGTCCGCAGAGATCGGTATTGTGTTCCATACAGAATATGCAGGCGGCCCTACACTAGCTGACACTAAAGCTAAGTTTGGTTTTGACAGTGGCAGTTTAGGTACTACACCTAGTGTATGGTATAGGGACGCAACAATTAAAGATCTAAGCGGTACAGTTACACTTACTAATGCTGAAAGTGCTGACATTATGGGTGCCATTAGCGAAGCTGACAACTATCTAAAAGGTATTGATGCAGAAACGTTTACGTGGTTAGAGCGCGGCACTGACGTTATTGGTAAGGATTTTGTGCAACAACTTAAAGCACATGTCAACAATCAAGTACGCCAAGGTGCATTTGACGAGCCTACTAAGTTTGCTCAAGGCTTTGTGGAAAAATATATTAACTACATGACCAAGACCATTGAAAAATATAAGACCGCGGCCAAGCAAGATGAGGCTCGTGAAAAAATGGTACAAGGTGTGAAGTTTATCAAAGAACATGTGCCTCAGATTGTGTCAGTGTATGATTTGTATCTAAAAATTATTGAAGCTAAGGTTAAGCTATTAAGCAAGCTATCAACGATTAGCCAAATTCCTACATTTATTGAAACTGAAAATGGGTATGCAGTTACCGGCGAAGAAGGATTTGTTGCTGTTGACCGTTTAGGCAATGCACTTAAACTAGTTGACCGTTTGGAATTTAGTAGATTGAACTTTGGTAGCGGTAAACCCGGAGCCTAAAATGGACCTAGAGTTTATCGGCACAGAGCTTTGCGAAAGTAGACTATATAGAACCACACGGAATTTTAGCAAGTTCAACGGCAGAGATGTTGCTGATTTACTGTATCTAAATACTATAGCTGCTTATATGATGACAAAAGATGAAGTACAGCGAGACTATTCGATTGCGTACTTGTCTAAAACAACACAATATGGCAACTATACATTGTTTAGGACCCATGCGACTGACTTGTACTTATTAGCATATCAAGCGTCGCACCCTAAAAACAAAGCAATTGATTTAGAAGATAGTTTAATCAGTGATCGATTCTTAGAAGGTTTAACCTTTGATCATAGAGATCACTGGAGATTTTTGCGTGAAGTTGTTAGTGCTAATGGTGGATCAACTGGTAGAGCAACGTCTTACTTTTATCGTTTAGAGCAACAGTTAAAGATAAGTCGACCTAGATTTAAACAGCTAAGGCGATTAATACTAGATTGGGCAAACTTAAAATATATTCAACGACAGCTAGTAGTTGCTACACTAGCACATGAACTTAGAGCAAAAGGAATTGGCGGTGAATTACTCGCTCCTATCAATACTATGCTCAAATACAGAGATTTTCGTGTCAGTGATGAAACTGAGGAATTACCTGGTCTAAGTACTAAACTTGCAGGAGCAGCAGTTGGGGCCGTCGCCGGCAGAGCCATCGGCAGTAAGGTAGCTACTTCATTGGGCAAAGATGAAGATAAATATAAAAAAGCAGGCACCGGTATTGGTGCTATTGCTGGTTACTGGGCAGCAGGTAGAAGAAGACAACGATGAAAATTAACGAAATCATTGTAGAAGCTATAGACCAAAAAGACGCTAACGAAGTATATAATGCGTTGATTGCTGATGGCGATCATCTAACAGCAAAATATTTTCAGCAGACAAGAAACAGCCCAAAGTACAGTAATATTGACAGCGCAATGCGAGCAGCAGAACGCATGGCTTCTGCAGAAGAAAGAAAGAAAGCTGCACAACAAAAAACATCGCCTGTTGCAACAGCTAAAGTTCAACCAACACTTGACAAGCCAACTGTAGCACCTAAACAATTAACCCGCGATCCTGAAGATTACAGTGATAGCTTTTACGGTAATCGATATACCGGTAGTTTAGGCAGAGGTGCTAGTTTAGGTGATGTTGACTTAGACATTGATTTTGATCAATCAGGTTTAAAAACTATAGGTAAAACCATAGGCGCTGTAAAAGCAGCCGCTAAACCATTTAGTAATTTAGCTACAGCGTTTAAAGCAGGTATGAGTAAGGCGCCCGGTAAACGCTAAAAACTTAAAAATTTGATAAATAAAGTTATAGCTGTATTAACAGCAAAATAAATTAGGAGAATAACATGCCTCAGACAAGAGTAAACGGTTCAGCCGCAGAAGGCCAGTTTTTAACTGGCGCACTAACATGGTTCAGAATTGACGAAGTAGACGGTACAGCAAACATTGCTAACTTTGGTTTCACAGCTGGTTCAGCAGATCCAGGCGAAAAGCTACTAAATGCTTTCGCAACTGTTGCTAACCCAGTAGTAGTTGAGAGCGCAAACGCTCGCATTATGCATGTTGCCACAGAAGTACCAGGCATTACAGCAGCTTCACTACAGACAGCAATCCGCGCCGCTGGTGGTTTTACTAACCTAACAGTTACAGCAGGTTCAGTAACCGTAGTATAATAAGTGTCATAGCTTATGAAAAAGCCCTCGCTAGTCGGGGGCTTTTTTTTGGCTACAGTTTATTAAACTATAAAATTTAAGTTTAGATAAATAGTATAAAGACAGGAGACACACAATGGCGATTGCTAATAGAAGTGGTGTGATGGGTAGCGCAGAAGTTGTTACCGGTAACATAGAGTTTTATACATTATACAGTACGATTGATATTACAAGAACAGGTGATTACACTGATAATAGTCAAAAAGACTTTGAAAGTGTTGTTCAAGTAATTGGTTTAAGAGCTATGCCGATTGTGATGAATGAACCTGTAGAATTAGATGGCTCCGGAACTAATGTTCTAGAGAATTACGGTGCACCGTCAATGACTGGCGCAGGATGGATTTATAAGTTCGCTTTTGAGCGAGCAGCAGTACACACTATACAGACCTTAACAGACGAACTACATGGAATTGTGTTAAACGGTGGCACTATTGACACTAAGAATACAGTAAACATGGAATTTACTAAACAGGATCTATTATAATGGCAGACAAAGAACCACAACCTAAGCCTCAAGTGTACTTGGAGTCGGGCAACTTAGAAGCTCATATCATTGCAGATATGTTGCGAATTGAAAATATTACCACCGAACTTAGCGAGTTCAAAGTTGATACTAAAGAAAGACTTAACAAGTTAGAAAACTGGATTATTGGTATTGTTGCAATTACAGTAACTACTCTACTCAGTGTATTATCTGCAATTGTTATTAATGCATTGAGCACATAATGTTAATTGAAGAAGTTGAAGCTGTCACTGAAGCAAGGATGGTATGGCGTAAGATAGGCAACGCCGTTAAGCGCGGTGTCCGTTGCGTTGGCGGTCGACGAAATGGCCGCGTCGTTAGTAATGCGGGTCAGTGCAGTGCGCCACTGGATATGAAGAAACGGTTAACGTTGAAACGTACTAAATCTAAGATGGGCAAAAGAATGAACTTAAAAGCTCGTAGAACTAAGCGCATGAACCCAACTAGTAAGCGTGTAGCAAAATTAAACAAGTAAGAGATAACAATGAAATTTACTGATGTTAGAACAATTAAAACATTGATAAAAGAATACGGTATGGATAGCGGCGCAGCTACTTACGGTTCTAACAAAAGTGTGATGGCACCTAACTCGAGTCCGAGCAAAAAAGCTTCGCCGAGCCCCACTACCGATAAAAAATCTCAGAGTCCTGTTATATCTGGCCCGGCTAAAAAAGAACAACCAAAAATTTTAGCAGTTAGGGCAAGTGATGTTCCTGACGATGTTATTGTAAAAGATATTAAAGATAAGCCAATGGGTAAAGTTGTAAGCCGTGTAGGAGATAAACCTAAAGCAGATGCACTAGTCGTAGATACAGGCAAACCCGGACAAAAACAATATCAGGTACTTGATAAAAATCAAAAAGTATTCATTGATAATCCAAAATATAAAGAAGAAAGCGCCGCAACAAAACTAATTTCTAAGTTAAAGATTAAAAGCAAGAAATTAAAGTCAGTTAAAAAGATTCTACGTAACAGCACCGGAACAACAGGAATTGACAATATGAAAGAAAGTGTCTTTGGAAAATTTGATAAACTGTCACTAGAAGAACAATTACGTATTTTAGAAAAAGTTGATGCTGATAAATTAAACGAAGCATGGTCAAAGAAATATAAAGATTCCATTAACTGTTCTAAGCCAAAAGGCTTCAGTCAAAAAGCACATTGCGATGGTAAAAAGTTAAAAGAAGAATCAGATTATAGTCAATATGAAAATGAAATTGAAGATTTTGTTCAGTCATTGAACCCTGATGATGTTGGAGTAGAACAGATTGGTCCGTACCATGTTCACTTTGAAGGATTCACTGATGAATGTCAGCAAGATGCACAAAGACGCTGCACTCTACCATCTGATAATCCAAGACACTTAGCAAACTATGATGATGTTTATAAGGAAGTCATACGAGATTTTGTTAGGCGTGAGGGTGGCAAGAAGCCAATAAAAGTTGGTTTTGCTGGATATGAAGACTATCCTGTTATATATGCAGTGTTTGACAATCCTGAACCATATAAGAATCCAGATGCATGGAATCCAAAAATGGATGAAGACCTACGTCAGTGGTTTAAGGACAAGTGGGTACGTTTTGGTCCAGATGGCAAGATTAAAGGCGATTGCGCTAGAGAAAAAGACAGCGAAGGTAAGCCCAAGTGTTTACCACAAAGCAAAGCACACAGCTTAGGTAAAAAAGGTCGTGCCAGTGCCGCTGCAAGAAAGCGCAGAGAAGATCCGAATCCAGAGCGTAAAGGTGCAGCAAAAAATGTTGCTACCAAGAAAGAAAGCGTAGTAGAATATACAAACATTCCGTTTAATGTATGCCCAAACTGTGGCGACAGTATTGTTCACGAATCGCAGTTGAATGAAAAGCAAGATGCTTGTTACCACAAAGTTAAGAGTCGATATAAAGTGTGGCCCAGTGCATATGCATCGGGCGCTCTAGTTCAATGCCGCAAAAAAGGTGCTAAGAATTGGGGTAATAGCAAAAAAGAAAGTGTTGAAGAAAGTGCAGTTCCAGACAATCGTAAAGTTAGAATCCTAAACAAGATTATGTCTAAGCCACTTCTAGCCAGCGACATTGGTGCTCAAATGGAAGCATTCTTTGCTATACCAGATCCAAGAATGGTTAACGAATTCCGTAAACAACGTGCAATGGCAGGCGATGATATTGACCTACGCCCAGTAGTAAAAGGCTTTATCGGAAATGTGCTACACCCAGATGTACAAAAGCAAGTTAATGTTAGCGAAAGCGTAATTAACGAATATGATGATCTAGGCAAAGAAAAGCAAACTATTATTAAAACTATTAGTGGTCTAGATGCAACCGATAAGGAACAAGCAGTAGTACTTGATCGCATTTATAAAATTTTAAACAGCGGGCAAATTTCTACTAACATTGATGTTGCATTTAGTAAACCATTAGTTGATGAAAATTTACCAGAAGCTGAAAAGATTAAGATCCGTAAAGATATGACTAAAATTATTGCTGGGCTAGAGCAAGATTACGGAACAATGAACAAGTTTATCAGCAGATTAGAGCGCGACGGCGGAGTAGTTAATGTCGCAGAACTTGCTAAAACATTAAACACTTTTGAAAATGTGTTTGGCGATGAAGTAACATCAGCAGCATTTATTACCCTAGCTAACTATGGCGTAGGTAAGAAACAAAAAGGCCCGGGCGAATATGCACTTGCATGTTTAAGTAATCAAATTAAGCTAGCCGAAGGCGAGGGCGACTTGCAGATCAACGGCATCGGCAAGGTAGAACTTAAGGCAGCACTAAGCAGTGCTGGCGGACGTATTGGTTACGGCGGCGGCTCACAAAAAGCAAAACGTGCAGTGATTGAGAAATATGCACAATACCTTCCAACTGTATTAGCTAGATTAAATGCAGGCGGCGGCGGGAGTATTAGTATTCGTCCGTTCATCGATGCTTTGAATACAGACCTACCAACAAATAATCCGGAAAATATTAAAGTTCGTAAAGCACTTATGAGTGAGCTATTAACAATGGATCTCGAAAAGTTTGCTGCTCCAGTAGTAGACAAATTTGCAACTAGTATGAACTTTGATGAAATTGAAACTGAATATCTAAAGCAGAACTTTGCATGGTATAAGGATCGCGATGATTTTGATGCGCTATTGCTAATTCATGTACCAAATCGCAAAACAGCAATGATTCGTAGTGCCGATGATTTAGTTGCATTTAGAAATAGCGGTCACGCTAATGCAACCAGTATCAGCATTGTGCCAACACAAGCAGGCGCTGGCCGCGAACAGTGGGCGCAGCTAACTCTTAATAAGCAAAAAGCAGGTTAATATGAAATTTACTGATTTACATGAAGGGTCAAAACCAGCTTCAATATTAAGTATTGGTAATAGACCGTGGCTAGTTCGCGAACAACTATCCTACGAGCTTGACGACTTAGAACCTGTGCTCAGTGAAGATGCGTTGAAGTATCATTATAACAAATTGCACAAAGGTTATGTGGAAAAATATAATGCCAGCGAAGGCGATCCTGACTTTAATGAAGCAGGCGCATTTTTACATAATGTGCTATTTCCTCAGTTTAAGAAACCAGTAAGCGGTAGTAGACCTCATGGTATTTCATCAAGTTTGATTATGGCACACTTTGAGAGTTTTGAAAACTTTAAAGATAAGTTTAAAGAAGTTGCAATGGGCGTACAGGGCAGTGGTTGGGTTTACCTAAGTAAGAAAGGCGAAATCAAAACTATTGTTAATCACGAAATTAAAAACGATATAGCACTACTAGTTGATTGGTGGGAACATGCTTGGGTACTAGACTACCAGCATGATAAAGGCAAGTATTTAGATAATATTTGGCGCATCATCGATTGGGAAGTTGTTAACGCAAGGTTAGTATAATGAGATTTATAGACTTACAAGAAGGTCCTAACGACCCCGGAATTTTTAAAGCTATTTTCTTAGCTGGGGGGCCTGGTAGCGGTAAAGGCTACGTAGCGCAGCAGCTAGGTTTGCAAGCCCGAGGTTTAAAAGTAATTAACAGCGATGATGCATTTGAATACCTAATGCGTAAGCGCAAATTAAGTTTTGAGATGCCGCCCGAAGAACAACCTGATCGTGATGTCGCCCGCCAGCGTGCCAAAGATATTACAAATAAAAGGCAAGATATATATTTAGATGGTCGCCTAGGCATTATTATTGATGGCACTGCTAAAGATCCTAACAAGATGGCTAAACTAAAAACAGAGTTAGAAGCAATCGGTTATCAAACTATGATGGTGTTTGTGAACACTAGCCTGCGTACAGCACTACAGCGTAACTTGTTACGTGATAGAAAAGTTCCTACAGATATTGTTATGCAATCTCATAAACAAGTACAAACTAACAAAGATAAGTTGTCTGACGTATTTGCTCCTAACTATGTTGAAGTTAACAATGATGACAACGCTAATTTTAACGAACCACTGAAGCGTGTGGAAAAGTTTATTGATGCCCCAATTACAGCACAAGCCCGTGACTGGATCAGTAAAGCATCAGTACAAAAAAGTATAGCACAAGAAGATGTACAGAGCAAGCCAAAAGTTTATGTAGACATGGACGGCGTTATTGCAAACTTCTATGCAGGTATGAGCAAGCTAACAGGTCACCCAGAGCCAAGGGCGATGCAGGACCTAGAGTCTGAAGTAAGAAAACTAGCAGGCACTGACTTTTTCTATCAGCTACCGAAGTACGAACAAGCAGAAGAATTGTTAGGATACATAAACAAAATGACAGGCGGCGATTGGTACATTCTTTCTTCGCCGTTGAGCAACGACAAAGAAGCAAGTGCAGCATATAAGAAAGCATGGATACGTGACAAGTTAGATCATGAGCCACGTGGCGCATACTTTACTGGACAAAAAGAACAATATGCAACTCAAGCAGACGGCACGCCAAACATTCTAATTGACGATTATCCTGGCTATCTAAAAAAATGGCGAGAAAACGGCGGCATTGGTGTACAGTACAAAGGACATGTGGGCAACATCGAAGACGTTAAAGCAACCTTAGACAAATACTTTGATGATACTAAGCCAGTTGAAGAAGCAAAAGAAAGTATTAAAGATCAATTAGAAAAAGCATATATTCAAGATGGCGGTAGTATCGATGAATACTTTGTAAGATCCGCCAATGTTGAGAAGCTGGGCTATAGTACAAAACAGACATTTGGTCGTAGCCCAGACATCGGCGATGATAATTTTTCAGTTGATTATATTGGTTACGGAAAAGGTAAACCGGCACTTTGGTTTTATCCGTTATCGTATTATTTAAAGCGTGTAGCAGATGTGGCCTATGGTAATGATATGCCACATGTATGGTTAGTACGCATTAAACCGAATGCATGGTTGCAGCCAGTTAGCAATAACAACGTAACTAAACAGGACGCACCAAAGGGCAAAGAACGTGTCGGCCTTCTACGTAAGTCAGCAGTGCCAGCAGCGATTTTCTTTAAACCAGGATTTGACGTTGTTGATAAGTTCTATGACTATGGGAGTCAACATAAACGTCATGGCGAAGTAAAAGGCGTCCCGGAAACGATTCGCAAAGTAAAAGGTGGTTATAGGCTGCTAAGTAAAAAGGGCAAAAACTTAGGCACATATCCTAGCAAGTCCGGCGCCGAAAAGCGTGAACGAGAAGTACAATACTTTAAGCACATGGGCGAAGCAGGCAGGTCAACTGCGGTTGAACCAGATCCAACAGGATATCAGCACTCGAACTTAACAGCACCTCAAAATACTCTAGTAATAGATAAGTCGGACGACATGGATTTTTACAAACTAGGGCAGCACTATACTAGTTTAGCAAATTACGATAAACATGAGCTAGGTGTAGGCCCGTCTGACATGACTATTACATTTGCTTCTCCAGAAGAGATGGAGCGAATGAAGAAAGTATTTGATAAGTTAGGTGTGGTATATAAAGACATTTCAGGCAGTCACGAAGAGCCAGAAATACACACTAAGCCACCAGAAGGTAACGTAGCTGAAGCACTTGACAGTTCGTATCCATATAGAAATAGTAAACGAAATCCTGGAAATGATTTTTACTTTGATACAGAAGATGGTCAAGAGTATAAGGTTCAATTTAGTAGCATTTGGGGCGATGACGTTACTGTTGGTTTTGCTGCAAAAGGGCAAGGTGACGAACATAAGATTGGTCTCACTGGTACTGGCAACAGTAGAAAGATATTTGGCACAGTTATTAAAATTGTAAAAGATTATATCAGAAAAGCTAATCCAGAGATAATATCATTCAGTGCTAATAATAGCGAACCAAGCAGAGTAAGACTTTACAAGATGCTTGCCTCTCAAGCAAATAAAGAATTACCTAACTATAATTTTGCCGACGCAATCAATGACGGTGAATTCACAACATTTTATCTTACACAAAATGATGCTAAAATTCCAACATCAACTAAAGTAAAAGCCAAAGCAAGCAAAGCATTAGACAAAGTATTTGATTCACAGCAACCTAAATTGTTAGGTAGACTATTCAGTGCATTAAGTGAAGTAGCCGACAGCCCATATGATTTCGTACGAAATGTAAAGACCCCTGATAAGAGAGCATATCGCTTTCAAACTGATGCAGGATTAATGTACAGAGTACAGGTGTTCAATCGCAGAAAAGATGATGCTAACAAATTAGAAATACATTTTGATTTAACCGATATGAAAACCGGCAAGCCTAACACAGACGTAACCGGCACAGGTGATGCTGTTCGTGTGTTTAGTACAGTTGCTAACATTCTAAAACAAGAAGTATCAGAACAGGATCCTACGGGTGTTATTATCGCTAGTAAAGCAGATGATGAGAGTAGAGTAAAACTTTATAGAACATTAGCACGTCGAGCAACAAAGCTGATGCCTGATTATGAAGTTACTAGAGAACGACAAGTTACCGGGGGCGACGGCAATCCTTATCTAACCATAGAGCTAGCAAAAAAATGAAAATAGTTGAAGTAGTAACACCTATTATTGCTTATCACGGCACAACTGACGATATCAGTCAGTTTCGCCCATTGACTCACTTTGGCACAGAGCAAGCTGCTCGTGATCGTATGGACTACAAGAAGAATGCAAACGGCAAAATCTACAAAGTACAATTAGATATACGCAATCCGTTTACTATTAAAGACTTTCCTGGTATACACTATGATCGTGTATATGCTTTTGAATTGCGAGACAAGAAAAAACTATCTCAAGAAGACATGGCAGCGATTACTACCTTAGAAGATCCTGTACAGTTACGAGCAGCACTGTTAGCAAAAGTAAAAGAACTAGGGTATGACGGCTTTGTTTACAAAAACCGCTACGAAGACAAGGGTAACATCAGTTATGTTATTCTTGACCCCAGTCAAGTTAAAGTATTAGAAGTTATTTCAGTCGGCGAAGTCAATGAAGCGCAACTAAACGAATTGAATGTTGTTCGCACATTGCAGTTCATCAAACAAGCACACGGAGATCAGCTCTATGGCGATATGCCTTACTGGCAGCATCCTCGAGCAGTTGCACTAACCGGTAGAAAGATATTTGGTAGCAAATTTACCAGCGATGCAGTAAAGACCGCATTCTTGCACGATGTAGTTGAAGATACCCGCATTGGTCTAGACGAATTACGTCAACTAGAGTTTTCTTCTAAAGTAATCGAAGCAGTTGCACTACTAACCAAAGACAAGACATTAACTTATACGCAGAACATTGAGCAGATCATTAACAGCGGCAACGAACTAGCTATGATGGTCAAGTATGCAGACAACTTTGAAAACTACAGCGGTGATAAGTCATCTTGGGATCCAGCTCGCGCAGCATCTAGTCAAAAGAAATATCTAAAGAGTTTGAATATGCTAGGCGATGCGCTAGGAGTTAGTCATCATATTGAAGAAAACTTTGCAGACGGCAAAAAGCCTGGGCGTAAAGGATTAGCCAAACGTATGGGTGTAGATTGTAGCAAGAGCGAAACACAGCTACGTAAGATTGCTAAAAACAGCTCAGGCGAAAAGCAGCGTATGGCACACTGGTGCGCTAATATGAAAGGCGGGAAGAAATAGTGTCACACTTAACAGAGACAGGTTACAGTTACTTTGCACATTTGCGTAGAGCATGGACAATTGCGTTTATTTGTTTAGTACATGGTTTATTCCCTAATATCTGGAAAACAACAGCAAGCGAATTACTTTGTGAGAGCCAACATGAGAATAAATGAAATTATTAACGAAACTACATCAGGCGGTATAGCAGCAGTAATTCAGCCTTTGGGTGCTGTAATTAAACGCCCAAATCCAAGTATCTATAAGACTAAAAAGAAGCGGACTCCGAAAAAAGAAAGTATTGCCCCAAGCGGCAAGTAAATACTAATATGAAAGTCAACCGCGCTAACAAAGTAGAACTGGCTGCAAGGCTAACAGATATCGCTAATAATGTAGCAAGAACTCCGGTGTTTGTTGTTCTTGCAAGAAACGGTGCATTTGATATACTTAACTACTACAGCAAAGACCCAGTGTTAGTTAATATTCCTAGCAAATCTTTAGCAGTATATGTGTGCGATTCTTTTAATAAAAGGAAATCATTTTCACCTTTTAGCAGTATGCAGCAGTATGTTAATACTTACGCAAAGCATTATTATGACTGCGAATTTTATAAAAATACCATTCGAAACACTAAAGATAGCTTTAAACGATCAGTTACGGTTACTAGACTAGATATATCAATTGAGTATTTAAAACAAGCAGCATCATACATTCGTAAAAGTTGTTAATTAAAAATCTAAAAAGTGATAAATAACTGTAATTACTTAACCGTTAGCGAGAACAACTATGTTTTTAAAAGAATTCAACACAAGCCCAGCCACTAAGGTAGCCAAGATCAACAAGGTGCTACAGGAACAGTTTGGTATTACAGTAAAGACTAATTTCCCTTCTAAAAAGAAGTTGAAAAAAGTGCTTGAAAATACCAATATGGCACTAATCAAACTTCGCGGCACTAATAGAAAATTTCAGCTAGATCCAGACTATGCTAAGTTCTTAGGCATCAAGGATGTTGTAGAAACTATGCTTGAAGAAGGTATGTATGCTAAGTCTCCTGTACACGAAGCTATGTGCGAGATGATCAGAGAAACAGTTCATAACCTAATGGACAGCGGCTATACAATGGACGAAGCTAGCAGCGAATGCATGAACCGTTATAGAATGGACGATCGTTTTGCGTATGATGATGAATATGTGATGCCTATTGTTATTACCGCAGCTAAAGAATATATGGAGCAGTATAACATGGGAGAAGATCTAGCAGGCGGCGCAATGGGTGCTACTATTGGTAACACTATTACCGGTATGCCTTCTCATAATGAGTTAAGTTCAAAGAACGTAGCAGAGCAGGTTCTACGTGTTCTTGCTAAAGAAGCAGGCGTAGACTTAGTTACTGCATCAAGCTATGAAGCAATTGAAGAAAAGTTGAATAGTTTTGCAAAGGTTAGTGGCAAGAGCCGCGATGCTGTAGTA